GCAGTTGCCATTTTAACTTGCATACCTTTTTCTTTACCATATCTTTTTTCAAAATCTTTGATTGGTAATTTCTTTGCAATTTTCTCTCTATCTTTCAGTTCTTTCGGAGTTAGTTCTCTCTCTTTAACTTCTTGATATGCTTCTATTAAACTTTTTCTATAATTAGTCATAGTTCTTCCTAGTTATCTACCTTCGCACCTTTTCTCCATTGAAAACAACTCCAATATCGTGCTTTTGTTTTAGGGCCAGGGTTATCACAATTATGTCTTGCTCTAAAACTTTTTAATCTGCCTGGATCATCACGCTTTATCTCCATATTTGGATCGCCGAAAGTTACTTTAACCACATTACCTTTTTCATTCTTTACATAGACTCCAAACTTCTTATTACTTCCACTTGGTAGTCTAAAGGGGTCATTTAACTTAACTTTTCGACCTTGATATTCTGCTTCGTCCAGACTATTATTCTCTATATATTTATCTTCACAGTCATCGCAACAAACTTTCTCTAACATTCTATCATAAGTTTCTTTGAGTTTTTCTTCCCAATTTGACTTATATCTGTCTTGATACTCTTTTCTAGTAGTTTCCCTCTCAAACCAGTCCGTGATGTTTTGTTTATTCGCAGTTTTTGATTTAAAGGTCTGGTCATAATCCTGGCCTGGTGTAGTGGAAAAAGTGTGTTTAGCATAATCTACTCCTATTTCATAAGATTCTTTTTTTCTTTTCTTTGCTGCACTTGCTTTTGACCACAAGTCTGCATCAGATTTTCTTGCACCTCCACCAGTTAAAAAACTGTTAACTCGTGCAAATGCCCACTGTTGTGGTGTGGTGCCTGGTCTGTGTCCAGTTCTCCACGCAGCCATACCTCTGTCATATACCTTTTTCAATATACCATATGGTACTTTAGATTTCTCTGATTTCTTAACTAAACCAGCAATCTTCTCATCTAACATATAACCTTCATCTATTTCAAAATCTATGTTTGCAGCAAGTTGTTTAGGTAACTTACCTTTATCAACTAAACTATTGATGTAATATGCAACATCTCTACCCTCAACTCCACGAACTAATTTTCCTATTTCACCTACCGCTTGTGCTGCAGTTTTACCTTTTTTTCTTAAATCAAGATACATTTTTGTAATTTTTTCATAACCTTTAGGATGCACCATTTGATGTATTTTATCTCTTATTTTTCTATAATATGGCAACTCTTGAATATCAGTTTCTTCACCTTTTGCTCTTTTCATTTGTGCTGGTGTTGGTGCTCCCTTTTCGCCAGGTTTTCTCATCTTTTCACCAGAACCCCTTTTTATTCTTTCTCTTTTCTTATGAATATTTGCCCAAAGACTTTCATCTATTTCAAGTTGTTCTTTTAATGCTTTTAATAAATCTTTATATGATTTTGATATTTTACTTTGAAACTTTTCTTTATCTGCTGGTTTCTTCATAGAGTCATATTTTGTTTGAACCGCTTGTGCAATCTTTGTAGAAACTTTTACTTTCTTTTTATCCATAAACTGCACTGGAAAATTACCTCGTAAAGATACAGACTTTCTTAGTTGCATCATAATATTTTTATCTGCAGCTGCAATATCATCATCTGTTGCAGAAGTATCAACATCTGCTGGGTCTATTCTTCTTTCGCCATACATTTGTTTAAACTTCTTAGTATATTTTGATGGTTTTGTTTTCGCACCTTTATCGCCTGGTGCTGGTTTGTATGCATCTGGATTATCATCATCCATTTTTGCACCTTTAGTAAAATGTCTATCTCTTGCTTGTTTTGTTGATTTAGACATATCTTTACCTTTAGCATCTTTTGCATAATACTTCGCTGGTTCTGTGCCTGGACTATCTTTTATATCTGGGTCTTGTTTTACTCTTCTTATTTTCTCTTGTATAGAATGTAGAAATGCTTTATAGAAGTTTTCACCATCTGTATATTGAACATAGTTTGTACCTCTACGAACAATCTCACCAGATGTTCCATCTTCTTTATTTTCTACTAAATCACCGATTTGATATATAACACCTTTTACATATAAATCTCTTTCTACTTCTTCATCAGAATATTTTGATGATTCTTTCAAACCCATATTCTTTCTTACATCTTTGAAAAGTTTTTCACCATTTTTATATCCACTTGGTAAACCTTTTAAGAAATCTTTGAAATTGTTTTGTGAAGCTGCTAACCTCATTTTTGATGCACTCATGCCCGTTACTCCTTCAGCGTCTGGGTCTCTTTCGCCTGCACTAAAAATTTGTATAGTGTCAAAATCATAGAACCCATGTCTTTTTTCTTGTCCATTATATGTTGTCAATAGTTTTTTAAACTCTGCAACTCTATCAGAACCAACCACCATATTTAATTCTACATAACCTTGTTGATGAAAGTAAACTGCAATATCTAAAACAGTTTTCAAATTTCTATTTGCAATTATGTTTCTTTTATGTTTTGGAAACATATCTTTCATATATGCAACTTTTTTTGCAAATGGTAGTGGGTCTTTTTTAGGGTTTTGAGAATGTGATGGAAATATATAATAATCATCTCCACCAGCAATCTTTTTTACTTTGTCTAAAAGTTTTTCATGTCCAGTTGTTGGTGGATTAAACCTACCAAATGTAAATACGACTGCTTCAGTTGCCTCTGAGAAAGTTCTGAATGATTCGTATTTAATAACCTTATTAGGTGTTTTGAAGTTTTGTTTTCTCATAATAGTTTTGTTTGTTACTTCTATTTCATCACCTTTTGTTTTAATAACAACTGGTAAATTTAAATTAGTTGATATATCTTTTAAAACTGCCTGTGTGTCTGGATTATTTATTATATTCTTCGCTTTGTTTTTTTGAATCTTCTTAAAGAACCTTTGAAGTTCAGACACTTTTATCTCTGGACTATTTCTTGGGTCATTGATTCTATCTACAAAGTGTTTAGTAAACTCTATATCAACTCCATACTTTTTTAATATTCTGTCTGCAAACTTTTCTAAATCATTTACATCTTTTCTTGATACCTCTTCTTTTTGTTGTCTTTGTTTAGTTATCTTTTTCATCTTCTCGATGTATTTTCTATAGACATTCGCTTCAGCAGTTTTACCCATAACTCTTGCTCTTTGTTCCATCGCAATCGCAGCTTGGATTTTATGTGCGTGAGTTTTACCACTATTTTCTATTTTCTTGACACTCTTTTCTGCTGTCTCTACATCTTTGAATCCTAATCCGTGTATTGTACCTTTTGGATTTTCATCTGTATATAAATCAGAATGTTTATCAGACCCTGCTGGTTGACCTTTCTTTCTGGGTATTCTTGGTGCTTCTATTATGTCGTTAAATTTTTTCATTGTATTTTAAATCCACTAGTTGTTACATATAAACTTTTACCACCCCAACCACCAGCTTGTCTTGTTCTTAAAACTACTGGAAAAGTAACTTTCTTTTTACTTGGTTTATAAACAAATCCAAAATAAAATGTTTGTTGTTTACCATCATATTTTGATGATAAACCAGACAAGTCAGTTGTTTTACTCGAAAGGAAAATTTGTTTATTGTCTTCATCTGAACTAACCTCTTTAATTTTAGAACTTGATTCACTACCTATCAAAAGTTTATATGGACAAGGTGTTGCATTTGCATCTGGATATGTATAATAACCTACTGTTGTTAGAAAGTATAATAAATTAGATGAGTTTTTTAAATAATTTGAAAAACTTTGTATTAAATTATTTCTAAATGGAATATAAAAATCTCCTTTGTAAAAATTTAATTTGTCTTTTTTAAATTCTTTTGCTAGTGATGCAAATTTTCTTTGAGAACTTGATTCACTAAATTTTTCTTTAGATATATCAAATCCACTTAATACTTTTTTCGCATTTGGTGTTTTAACACTCATAACAGTTTTATTCCAAGAATCATCTATCATTCTTTGAATATTAGTTAGTTGCCTTTTATCATCTAATTTAGAATAAAACGCAGTAAGATTAGTATTTATCTTTGGGGTTTTATCTTTTCCAGCACTTATTTTATTTGAGTATCCTATAAAATTACCATTAGATAATTGAACAATTACATCTGATGGATTTTTTCTATCAATACCACTTGGTTTTTCTCTAGGTGTCCAGTATAATTTTGAATATGACATTGGTAAATCATCTGTTATTTTTAAAGAATTTTGATAACCAATGGTCACATCTCTTTCTGCTGTTTCATCTCTATCTAATAAATCAATCAACTCTTCATATGTAAAAGGTGACTCATCACCTTTATGTACTCCAGTTGGGCCAGTTTTACCACCAACATCTCTTATAAATGTTTCTGCATCTTTAAAACTTTTATTAACTAAAAAAAATAATGACATTACTTCATTAACATTAGATGATGCAGTTGAATCTTTTCTAGTTTTTTGTCCATGATGTCCAATAACATTTTTCTTTGGTGCTGTAATGAACTTGTCTGTATCTTTATCATCTAAAACAATTTGAAAAATATATTTACCACCATAATTTTTTAATTGAGTTCCAGCACCAACATCAACACTTCTAAATTTTATTTTACCATCACCCACTACATCTGTGATATCATTTAAATTAATATCTAAATCATAAAATGGATTAAACTCACCTCTTGACTGATAATCTGGAGATATTGTCAATTCTCTAATATATTGTCTAAATTTCAACATCACTTATCCCAATTCTTTATTGCAGTAAAATTATTATAACTAAATTCCATTCTATCTACTAGTTTAACTGCTTTTCCAGATTTGTCAATCGCAACATATCCTTCTGGATTAACAACCTTATAACCTTTTGCAGTTTTAATAAATGTATCTGTGAGTTGTCGTACTGAATTTAATTTGTTTACTATCATCATCTTTGCAGCTACGATACCATTTTGAAATAGTAAAATGTTTTCTAAGTTTCTAATATGTTTTGAGAACTCTCTTACATATTCTTTTTTGTTTCTATCAAACTTATCTTTTGCACCTTGTGTTTTTACTTTTTGTTTTAGTTTTTCAAAGTGCATTTCAATATGTTGTAAATATCCTTGTGCGTGTTGTTTAACATTTTTAATCTCTTCACCTTGTCTTACTTTTGTATTATTATATGTTTTAAGACTTGCACCAGATAGATTACCAGTCATACTATTTTGTAATTTAAGAAACTTTCCTAACAAACTAGAATTTATTCTTCTAAATATACTTCCAGTTGTTGATAATACTTTTGTGATTTCATCTGTTTCTGATTGTGTAAATGTTGCTTTACCAGATACATCTTTATATGATGCATCGTCCATCCATATTGTACTTACTTTGTTTAGTGATTTTACATTAACACCAAAACTTGCACTCATAGAAGGTAATGAATCCCCCTCATAGGTTGTGTGCCATACAACTCCAATTTTTGCCTTAGTGAATTGTCTACCCAAATCGCTAGTAGTAGGTGCAGAATACACGATAGTATTAGGCTGAAAAGAAACGACTTCTTGTCCATCTATTTTTCCTTTATTTAAATCGCCACTAGTAAACATCAAGTCTCCTTGTATTACATTCTTAATACCAAGTTTAGGAAACTCTTTTAGTGCTACTTTGAATTTTTTGTTTAGATCACCAGATAAATCTGAATCAATATCTGCGTTTGTCTTATATAACTTTGGATTTACATTAAATACTGATTTCTTTGCAACGAAGAACTTACCATCAGATGGGTCAATACCAGCGAATATAGCAGGAGCACCATCCCATTTAACAGTCATATTTACACTTCCAGACGATTGTCCAGATAACATATTTCTTAACTCTTGTAAGAAGTTAATCGCACCTCTAGCACCACCAATACCGAAGTTCAGTATTTCGTCCTCTAGGTGTTCTAAATGTAAATTTTTTCCGTTCTTATCTTCTAAAAGAAACTCTTTAAATGTTAACATTGTTCAATTTTTCCATAGTTGTATTCTTACTATATTTATAAATTGAACGATTGTCAAGTCTAAAACATACCACCTCTTGCATTTAAATTACCAGCAACCATAACCCTCTCGTGGTCACACTCTTGTGGTGGTACTTTATGTTTAACCCAGCCTGGAAACAAAACCAATAATCCGTTAGATGGTTGCACTTTATAATCTGAATTTGTAAAAACCAAGGGTGAACATTGACTAGTTACATTAACATAATATGTCCAAGACCATATTGCAGGCCAATGGTCGTGTGATTGAGTATATTCACCTTTTCTGTATACTGCACCCCAACAATCGTAACAATCTGGTATAAACTGTACTGGAGATGAATCTATTGATACTTCTCTAACCCAATCAACTAACTTTTGAAAATGTTCACCACCAGCTTCAAGTTGCATATTCCACTCTGTCATTTGTGCTTTTATATTTGACCTATGTTTTATTCTATCACCTTGTTGACGAATATATTTTTCTAACAACGGATTCAAATCTTTCCAATCATTATATGTTTTGAGAACAACTGGATATTTCTCTTTAAATAATACTTGACTACCATCTTTACCCCATATTGGTGGGCGGTCTTCCTCAGCTAAAGCACTAGAATATGGCCATATTGGTGGGTGGTCTTTTATTGGGTCATCTTTCATATACTATCCTTCAAAAATTTAGGTAAAGGTTCTCTACCAAATGGTCTTACTTTACTCAAACCTTCAGCCATTTCTTCAGCATCTTCCTTGAATGTGAATACTTTGACAACATCGTTCGTTGGTATTTCAATAACTGCATATTCAACTTTTCTATTTCTATATATTGTATCAACATAGTAATTAATTTTATACTTTGACCTTTTACTTGAGGTCGGAAAACTTTTCATAAGTTTTATCTCCCAGTTTTTTTCCAACAGTAGTAGAATCAAAAACTGGGTCTAATCCAGAATCAACAATATCATTCTGTGCAACTTGTTCAACATCATAAAGTTTCATCTTTGCTCTATCTATACCTATAATAAATCTTTTATTCATTGTAGGGTCATTATATCTATTCTTTAATTGTTTAATCATAATCTGATTTAAGTCTTCTAGTTCTTCAGTAGATATGATTGCAAACATTAAATCGGCAGTTGCAGGCAAACCAAAACTTTCAGATGTATCTTCTAGTCCAACATCTGATGATGCAAATGCACCTCTAGTAGTTTGAGTTGCAGATACAATAGGTAGATTACATTCAACTGCAAGTCCTCTTAATTCTTCTGCGATAGATTTAATATAGAAATAAGAACCTACACTTGCATTACCTTTAAACCTAGATGATGAACATATGTTCAAGTAATCTATAAAGATTATATCTGGTTTAAATGATTTTTTAATTGCAAGTTCTTTTAGTAAACTTTTAAAATGTCCACAATGTGCAGACGCTGTTGGGTATTCTTTAATTACTACTTTACCAACTGTTTTATTTTTTATCTTTTTTATTTTATCATCAAACATTTTTTTAGGTAAATCGTGTAGTTCATCTATAGTGATATTCATAAGATTCGCATCTATTCTTTCTGCAATTCTTTCTTCAGCCATCTCTAATGTAATATACAAAACATTTTTACCTTGCATAAGTGTTGATGATGCGAGGTGACACATAAACAATGATTTACCAACACCAGTACCAGCAAGTGCAATGTTCAATGTTTTTTGTGGTAATCCACCTTTTGTTATCTTATTAAAATAATCTAAATCAAATGGAATCCTATCTTCTACTTTATGATAGTATTCATATCTTCTATCTGATTCCTCTATGTAATCATGACCAATATAATTATCAAATGATACTGCGAGTGCATCAGATAATAATTCTGGAATTGATTCAGATGTTTTATCTTTTACTTTATTGTCAATAATTTTAATACTATCAACAACTGCATTATATACAGCTTTATCTTTACAAAACTTTTCAACTGTATCTAATAACCAATCATAATCTACTTCGTTATATTCAAGAGATTGTAACAGAGATAAAACAGATTTATGGTCATCATCTGATAAGTCTTTTCTTTTTTCTATCTCTATTTCTAAAGTAGTTTTGGTTGGTGGATTAGAATACTTATCTACGAAATCATGTATTTCCTCAAAAAGAATCTGTTCACTTCTCTGTTGAAAGTATTCTTTTTTTAAAAATGGTATAACTTTACGATTAAAGTTTTCGTTATGTATTAGTTGACTTAGTGTTGTCTTTTCTATCGTCTGATTGTTTTCCACTAAAAACCTCTTCCCTTGAATAATGTCGGTCAACTATGTCACATAGTATATCACCAAGTAAATTTTTAAAATCTTTGTTAAAATAATTTGGATCATCTTCTGGTAACCCATTTCTGTCAATTATATTATAGTTAAATTTAAGTGTTGCTGGTAGTGTATTGTTATTTGCATCTTCTACTGATGCAACTTTACCATACTTATATATCACACCATCATATTTACCACCTTTTATTCCAATACAATCTTTGTGTTCTTTTTTATTTGTTACCATAACATAATCGTCTGCAATATTACCAAGATATCTTTTTGAGTAGTCGTATGCACCTCTACTCGCTGATATCTGACTCAGCGACTCTTTCTTGTCCACCATATCTAAATTCCTTTTTTGCACATTCTTCTAAAATATCCATTACATCTTGTGTAAAGTATTTTTTAGGGTCATTTAAAATTGTTTTACCATACTGTTTAGAACCATCTGGTAATTCATATCTAGTAGATATTTTTTTAAATACATTGTATTTTTCTGCAAGTTCAAGTAATCCATAATATCTATCAAGACCTTTATTGTAAGTTAACCTAACATCAACCATTTTATTTTCTACTGTAAGTCTTGATTTAAAGTTTTTACAATGTATAATATTTCCTACAACTTCAGTTCCGTCCTTTTCTTTTTTCTTTGAAAGATAAATGATAGATGAAGCTGCATATTTTAATCCAGAACCACCACCCATTTCTTTTGTAGGAAACATAGAACCTACTACATCATATGTGTGATTTGTTACAACCATAGGTACTTTTGCTTTACCAAGTTTTAAAGTCAACACTCTAAATGCAGCTTTGAGAACTTGAGCACGAGTCATATCTCTTGTTTCTTTTCCTTCAGCAGTATCTTCAACTTCTTTTGTTGTTGATAACATACCAAGTGAATCTAATGCAAGAAATAATGGTCTTCTCATAGATGTATCTTGATTGATATAACTATCTAAAACTTTTAATGATTGTGTTCTAAATTCTTGTACTGTAGTCACTGGTAGTATCACCATTCTTTCTGGGTCAATACCTCTATCGATTACCATTTGTTTAGTAATTGCACTTTCACTTTCAAAGTATATTACTCCACCATCTGGATTTTTATCCAGAAAGTTTTTACACATACCCATAAGAAAAAATGTTTTACCAGTTGCACTTTCACCAGCGATTGCAGTAATCTTGTTTGCTGGTAGTCCACCATTTATTGAACCAGATAGTAATGC